TTGGTATACTTACTCAAAGTATCAAGCATCTCAAGCACACCAGCTGCTTTCTCGGACTCGTCGGCTTTCTTGGTCGATCCAAAATCGATTTCAAATTTATAATCAATTCCTTTAAGGGATGCGGGCTTAATCTTTATGATGGCAGCATCGCCTGATTCTGTTATCTCTAACATGTCTTCAAGCTCAGTACCGTAGCCAGCTGCGACAAGTGCCTTAATATCTTCCGAGAACAGATTTATATTAATAGATTCTGTCCCTACTGCGGGGATAAGGCTCATCATTCCATCGAGAAGTTGCTCCATGGCTTGTTCCAAAAAGCGTCGTACCTGATTGTCATTGGTATTCTCTCGTTGGTCACGCATCTGAAGTGCCTGAGGTGTTTTACCAAACCCAGGATCAAGTGCTTGCTCTGCATTTACAGCGGTATCTGTAGATCCCGAGACGTTGAGCATACTTGCCTGCATCTGGCTCATGGCTGACTGATAGGTTGACAAACCTGCCGTTGAAGTACTTAGGTATCTAACAGAGCCATTAATGGTTTCCTGGATAACGGAGTTCGGATCAGTCGATACCGTATGCTTTACTACACCGTTCGCATTTACCACCATCACTGGTCGAAGGTTAGTTTTAATACCTTCAAAGTAGTAGTTGGTAAGTCCATCTTTGGCGAACTGGAGGGGCTTAAGGCGCTGGAAGTCACCAACAGAATAGTAACTATCAAAGCTAGGATCAACCCGCAGCACGACAAAGGGAATGCGACCATTTTTATGGGGGTTGTCAATACTTCGGACAACCATGTGACCAAGTTCAGGTAGAAAGGAAATCCATTTGCCTTTTTTACCAGCCTCATGTCTAGTAACTAGCATGATCTTGTTCTGGTCCTGGCTAGATTGGCTACGTTGTTTCACCGTGTCGCGCTGGGTATCGTGGGACTTCTTGCTATTTTTAAGGGATTCCATGACCTCCTGTATGGAATCCTTGTCCCAGCCTCCTTCATCACTTTCATCATCAAGTAAGTCCTTGAAAAAGCTTGGCCCAACATAGGCAATTGAGTGAGCATAGTCCATATCAGCGACAGAGGTATATCCATTCTGAGGAATGAAGTTCCGTGGATTCCAAAGCCAGCAGTCAGGTCCAACATACCCAGTTGGAGAGACGTGCCAGTCGTAGAATATTGGCATATCACCGTATTGTCCTGCGCCCTTTTCCCAAAGGTATATCTTATCAAGGAAGGGATGCTGGGCATTAGCGTTAGGGTATATGTATTTTAGGCGAATAAGGTCCATCAGCATCGACTTAGCGGTGTCTTTCTTACCAAAGGCACGCATCACACCTGTGGGAAGTTGTCCTACAACACGGGCAGAACGTTCACGAACAATGGTTGCGGCGGTTGAGTCGGTAATTGAGTTCTTCGTACTGCGCGATACGCTGTCCCATACCTTCGATAGACCCATAGCCTCGTAAGAGTCGTAGTCAATTATGGCATCATTATGGGCATCAATATCATTTGTATACTGTTGCTTGTATCTACCATTTAATGTATGGTCGATGACTGGTTTCTCTTCATCCATGTTAGCCTCTGTATTCCTTTTTTGTTTCGGTGTGATATCCTAATGTACTTATAGTACCCTTTTTCCAACCCAGCTCCAATGTTACTTTACCGGTGTGTTCGCTCTTCTCAAGCGCCCGAATAAACAGAATCAAATCTTTTAGGTAATCCTCGGTGTCTTCGTGTCTTACTGTCTCGATGGTGCTTGGTATCATTTCCACAGTTTTGTGGTTCACCCTTTTAAATGAAACGGTAATATCACCATACTCTACCGTATCGAGATGTTTCTTTAAATCTGTAAGGTATTTTGCATCGTTTGACATATTTTTATTTTCCTGTTTTTGCTATATCCCATATTCGTTTTGGAAGGGGTTTTTAAGGCGTATCTTTTCTTCCTTTACTGTACCATATTTTAGGTAAAGTGCGAGGTATCTTATACCATCAATATGATCATCATCTTTCTTAATCGGTATTTCGGTAGTTTTACGGTCTTCCTTTTTACTTGGGTACCTATATCCCTCGAAGTTTTTGATGGTTTCTTCGCAGTTGTTCGTCACGTAGAAAGATGGGCGTGGAAGGCCAATAAGTTGCAGTCTGGGGCGTATCATCTGTCCAAGTAATAATATGCCAGTCGGCACAGAGTTGGGGCGTTTAGGGGCCTCTATGACGTTTATACCACGAGGCTGAAGTCTTTGGCGGAGTATATCGATTAAGTCGGGGCGGGCTGAATCTGCCACTACTCCTTGTATCTTCATGCCCGCAGCGCGCTGAACTAGTAATTCAACACTGTCCTCGAGTGGTGTCTTGGTAACGTGGATCTCATCATGAACATACCACACTTGATCATTGGTGATGCGCACGAAGTTAATAGCTGTCGGGTGATCATCTGCCCAACCAAAGTCAAAGGTGATCCAGTTTTGGCCATGGGCTGGTAGCTCATCCGGCTTAATGACATGTATATCATTCTTGAAGTCTGGAAATACTGAACCCTCAACTGATCGAAACTCGAGCTCGTACTCCTGAAGGAATGCTGGCATGTCCCCTGTGGCTAGCGCCTCCTTCTTGATGCCTTCGATATAGGATTTATCAATAGCCGGGTTGTCTCGCCAGGTGGCCTTAGAGAGGCTCCAACGCTCGTCTGAGCGACCAGTCTCAATGTCCGACACCATCTTGTAAAAGTGATTGTATCCCTTTGGCGTGGAGATAAATGCTGCCCATCCATTGGTGGTTGAGAACATTGGTTCGAAGACAGTCTTCCAGTTTTCGGGCTTTTGGATAGCATACTCATCAAAGATTATTCCATTAGCCTTTTGGCCACGGAGTCGATCTGCCTCGTCACTTCCTTTAAGTTCAATGGTACTTGGCGGCATGGTAGGATCATGGATGATAGCCTGCCAGCCTTTACCCGGTAATGCCATTGGCCCCTTAAGATGTTTGAGCGTAATGATCAACTCCGTGTTATCGATCTTGGCAATCAGCTCCTTTGGGATAAGGTGCAGATACTGGGCCCAGACCGTGTTCTTTGCCTGTGCATACGTAGGAAACACGATAAGATACCGTCCCTGCTTTTGAACGGCTTTTATCCATGCTTCGTTAACTGACCAGTAGGTCTTACCGACCTGGCGCCCCCATAAGAGGACGCGTCGGTCATGGTCGTCAGCATGGGCTGTTACCTGCCTCGCATGCGGTTTGTAGATCATATTATCCTAGGTGTTGTTTTAGGGAGCTGGTGGTATCTACCATAATCGACTTATCGGCGTTGGTATCGATTTCAATAACAGGTACAACTTTACCTTCAATTACCATCTCACGAACCGATTCTACGCGGTCCTGCTGGCGGTGCGGAGTAAGAAGATCAAGTACCCATCGGCGAATACGTTGGAAACGAACTTCATCCATTAAGGCACGCTCATCGGTGGTATCAAGGCCCATATCACGGGCAATCATGCGGACAACATTCTCGTCTTCATGCTGCATGTGCTTACCAACAATAGCGCGTTGGTTAGTGGGTTCACCATTCTCATCAAACATAATGCGTAGGATCGTTACCTGGAAGCGAGGTTCCGCGTAATTGATGTTAGCCTTCTCGTACTCGACACCGGAAACTTCCCACTTAATCTCGTAGTTCATGTGCGGTGCGTAGCGAGCAAGCTCCGGCATATCAAGGATACGCTGCGCCGGATTCGGGTAATAGTCCTGCTCAATAGGCCATTTGTAGATGATCCCCTGGAGGCCATTCTTGCCCATCGATACCCCTTGCATCTCAGCTTTGGCGGTAATCGCCTGCTCAGGAGTAATGCTACGATTGGCAATCGCTGCCTCGGCAACAGAGATGCGATTAAGCAACTGGTCGAATTGCTCCTGGGTAAGTGAAATCCTGGAGTCACTTACTGGTGTAGGGTTAACGGTAGGTTCTTTTGGTGTTTGGGGCTGCTGACCCTCAGTGTTTGTATTAGGCTCGGAAACTTTTTCCTTTTTCGCATCTCTGGCTTTTTGGAGACGCTCCCTTAAGGCTTGTTTCTGTTCTTCGGTAAGTGGCGTTCTGGCCATCATTCCCCCTATTTTTATGCCTCTACGGCTTGTTACTACCCCTCTATACAGGTGTTATATAAAGTATAGTACCCCAGTAAGATGTTGTCAAATAAAAAACAGCCTGGGGGTGGGGCCAAGCTGTCTCATCTGTTATTTCCAGAAATGGAGTGGAGTCCCTCAGGTAATAACAAATTTAGTATAGCATGAACCAGTCTACCGTGCTACTATAAGTGTAACCGAAAGCCTCTTTTGAAAGCGAGTAGGGGGTATACAGGTAAAAGAAAAACCAGGGTGTTACCCCTGGCAAGCCTCTTTTGATGTCTTTATTATAGCACACCAAAAGTTTGTATGCAAATACTTTTACAACAAAAAAGTTCGCAGTTCTTTATAAAACTGTAGGGTGCTATCGAGGATTCCTAGAATTCCCGCTCCGACTGTCCTGTCGACGGGGACCTGCCGAGTTCTTGATAGTGAAAGTATCGAGCGTATAACGAGTGGTGATACTAATGCCGGGCAACGTGAGACCTTGAAGCCAAGTGCTGAACAGGAAGTCGAGCCGGCAAGCATGGGGCCTATACGTAAGACTAAGCTGTAAAAGAGGAATACCGGCTACCCCTTTAGCAGGGGATAGAGGACCCTTATACCCCACTACATGTCAAAAAATACTTGACATTACAGCAATTATGCTTATAATGCGGAGAGTTACCGGTAACAACCAATCATAATCCTGCCTCGTAAGCGGAGAAGTGGAGTCCAATAATGGATAACAACCAAACTAAATCTAAGCCCATTAAGCTACTTACCTGGGGCATCCTGGGGGTCATCGTCCTCATCCTGGTAAGCATTGCCATGCAGGCATCCCCAAAGCAGCAGAGCGCTCCTGACAGCGTCTCTAAAGGCCAACGTGAGCAGGTATATGCCCAGTTCACTACCGACTGCAAGAAAGCCGGTGGAGAGGACAGCTACTGTGGTTGCGTTGCAAACAACCTATCCTCATGGCTTACCAAGGACAGCCTCGCCGCCCTGGAGAAGCTCGATACCGCCACTAAGGAAGAAGCAAGCGCCTTCATCGAACCCTACACGAAAGGCTGCGTATGAGACGCTACATATATGCGACGTATAAAGGGGAGTATGGAACCCATGCCTACCGCCCAGGCACCTCCTACTTTCTGGAGATAGCCCAGCGCAGCGTACCAGGCTCCTGGATACGTGTTCGGGCCGTGCAAGGCTTCCTTTACCGACCAATCCCCGAGCATGAGGAGAAGCGCTACAACGACTTCATCGACCTCATGGAGGAATGGGACCTGGTAAAAGTGGAAGCACCTTCAACCGAGGAGTAACACCCTCCCACTAAATAAAAGAGCCCCGGGGTAAAATCCGGGGTATTCTTTTGTTGGGGTACCACACTATTAGTATATCATGCTGCTTCTCGGTATTCAGTCCAGAGGCCACCAATCTCCTGTTTATACCTATGAGACACATCCTTTGCAGCCCCAGCATCCTGACAAAACTCCAGCTCTTCTTTTTGCCGAGCCTCTAAGGCGTTTATCTCATCTAAGATAGTGTGCTTGGTTCGCTTAGGAATTAGGTTCACCGTTACCGTATTCTCTGCTGGTGTTACGTTATAGCGATGTTTATACGCTTCCTCCTCGACGGGCTTTGTCTTCTTGTTAGCTTGTTTAATCTTGTCGAAAAGGTCAGTTACGATATTGCCAACGTACTTCATTTCAAAAAGATCATCACCTCTACGAAGTGTTATAGCGTCCCCCTTAGCCCCATCTAAGATGACTTTAGTGTTCTTCCTAAACTCACTGATTGTTACATAGTCTTTACTCATATGTACATTATAGCGTACATTAATACGTACATCAATAGATACATTACGTATTATAAATAACGTACATATACAGGTATACACCGGGTCTATGTACGCCTAGAACGGGTGTATATATATGAATCAAATGGGTCCGTCATTACCGTTATCACTATACTATACAATCAACCATGGAACCTGCAAGCCACCAAGAGGTGGGGGGTATACCCCTGTTATTGTATGTATCGCATGTGTATGATGTTCCATTTAAAGGGTAAGTAAGAGGTAGCCTACCCCTGTTAGTGATGGGTCTTAAAATGTATATTTTGCGACGTTAGACTTTTCTTGTTGAGATGAGTATATACCCATCTTTGTTGCTTAAGACGCCTCTAAGGCCCTTAGAACGTCTTGTGGAACGTCTCCTGCTGAACCTGATGTGAGATCTAGAGATATGCTTACAACGTTGCTTGTGACCTCTGTTCTCTGGGTTGCTTTGCCGTGGATTTTATCGTGTACATATCGTGCTGTATTGATTGCTAGAGAGCGTTCTTGGACGTCTTGAGATGCGCCCCAGTCCTTTATAACAGAGGTAAGCGTTGATTCTACGATGTCATTAGCTTCACCTAAAGCCATTACTATGCTAGGCTTTGTCATATTGTCAACTGCTATCTGTCTAGCTGTACCATAGGTAACGTTTGGGTAGGCTGCTAATGCTGCTTTAGTGTTACTCTCTTCAGGATGAGCTAGTATATACTCTACGAATGCTCTTTGCTTCCTTGTAAGCTTGGGAACTTCCTTCACTCCGGCGGAGAATGCGGGATTACCGGAACTACTACCTTGATTAAGACGTGTATCACTCATATCTGAATAATACCACTTATCTCTATTATAGGCCATACTAGCCCTGTTGTCTACTGTATTTATCCACAAGTTATTCGCAGGTGTATACTGTATGTATATTATATACTGTCAAGTTTATATTGACAAGCACAGGCTTAATAGACTATACTAACAACAGTTAGATGAGCAACCACTGCACGACGAAAGCTCTGCAAGTTCAAGCAACCTAACTAAGTAGAATAGGATTCAAGCGAGCTGGTGAGCTTTGAAGCCACTGGTTGGCGTAAATACAGTCGTTGATAGTTTGAAACAAAGCACATTAACAATTTAGCGACGTTATAAGGCAGTGGTGCTAATGGTAAATGGCGGAATAGGTAGACGCTAGATAGGTAAGAGGGTAACACGGCCTCACTGTGTGCCGACAATCACGACTTTCGAGTTAGTAAGAGGTACGGCTTGATTGGGTTCAATCCATTGGAATAATTATCTTCATGCAGGGTGCAAATCCCTGCTTTACCACCAGACCATGTCTTATAACAGTTATAGAGCAGCAGTGAGCGTGCAATGCGGCACTGGTTGTCTGGATCGTGCCTTTACGACGGATAGATAATCAATAAATTGAGTGCACGGTGAGAGTCCGCTAATCACCAGCGCTCTCTCATGCTCTATAACAATCACACAATAATATGGCGGCACAAGTGATACCTTGCGGTATCTAGGTTTGAACTGAAGAACTTGTGTCGTCTGAGTATGTAGGTGTGAAGCTGGCAGTAAGAGCTACCGGGCGTGATCGCCCCTTGGTTGGGGAAGCTTCCAATGTACACGGTAAAATCTTGATCACCTTGCTTCCAGCACCATGCCTACATACTCCAACAGTTGAATATATAAGGAGTCCAAAAACAGGGGGACATAAGTGACTTTGCTGGGTACTGAGAATCGTACTGAAAGCCGCCTCGTATATTCAACTGTCTACACAAGAGCACATCGCCTTTGCGCTAGACCTCAGGTGATGCTTGTGTAGATAAAAGCTAGTAGTAGAAGGGCGGCCAAAAGAGTGATCTGCGGCTTTGCACGGCTTTCGAGCTAAGTAAGTAAAAAAGCCAGGTTTACTACTAGCTACCCATATTATTGTGTGATGCTTTATCGGTGTAGTAGTAGGCTTGTGGTAGTTGAGAGACATCAGAAGCCTAGTACTACACTTGATAATATAACAAGAATAAGGAGTGGATATGTATACAAAACGAAGGGTGAACACAGTAGCAGAGATAAGGAGACAGGGTGACCTTCTTGCGGTGGTGGGTCGAGTAATTGTGGTAACAGTTGGTGTGGTGATGTTCTACCTACTGGCGTTACTTGTGGCAGTTTAGGATGACTGTTCCAAAAGCTGTGGGATATGCAGCAATATATGCAGGGGCAATCATTGTTGCTACAACACTGGTGCACTTCTACACATACTATGTGCTTATCTCAGCACCTCAGGAGAGTACTAAGCGGGTTAACGAGACAGTGCATAGCTTATGTAGCTGGGCACGGGATATGAACTCTAGACCAGCCTTTACAGCCTGCTACATGGCTCAGGATAAGAGTCAGACTGAGTATGTATGTCCTAGAGTAGATGCACCTAATAACGAATGTGTCGTAGAAGACAGGAGGGTACGATGATTAGTAAGCCGAAGACCATTGGAGGCCCAAAGGGTCGTAAGATAGACTCGCAGCAGATTGCTTATGGAATTGGTGATGCGCTTGGGCAGATACGGCTTACAAGAGACCATTTGCAGCGCCGTCAACGGGAGATGGCGCTTTGGACCGTTGTTGATACACTTATTGATTATTTGGAGGAGTACAAGGGCTTTGACCAGGGTGCATTCAAGCAGGCTATTATGACCTATGCAGATATTGGTACGTCACATGAGACAATCACACATAAAGAGTTTTTAAGTAAGGCACTGGGATTACCAGTAGAATAGAGGGTGTATGAGTAGGGTATCGACATTACTAGGGGATGACTTTGAGCTTACCCCTGAGTCAACGAGTGAGCCGTTTTATTATCCAGGCGAGCGTGAGTATGAGGAGCGTAGGTGGGAGCTTTCTAAGTACACCTTAGAGGAACTGGAAGCTGAGATTCACCGACGCAGTATAGGTAAGGATGGTGTAATGGTAAATACCAAGCAGGTACTAAAGCAGTGGCAGGACAGCTTAGCATGAAGCATGAGTCTAGCTCTTGGAACGTAGAGATACTCAAGGTATTAATGGATGAGCGACAAGATCATCTCAAAGAGCTCCGTGTCTCTGACCAACGAGCAATTGATGCTGCACTGGTATCTCAAGAGAAAGCTATCGTAAAGGCAGAGAATGCCGCTGAGAAACGCTTTGAGCTGCTAAATGAGCTACGAGGTGGAGTTGCCACTAAGGAGCAGCTGGAGGGCTTAGAAAAGGTTGTAGCTGATCTTAAAGACAGACTCAATACGGGTGAGGGCAAGACACAAGGTTCATCCCTCACTATGGGAAAGATCTATGCAGCTATTGCAGCTGTAGGTGGTATCCTCGCAATCATTGTATTGATAGCAAATAACGTAATTTAAAAGGAACGAACGAAATGGGCATTAAAAGAATATCCGATGATGTATTCACATCTTGGCACGATCGTCGAGTCGATAACGCAGTCGAAGAGCTAGAAGACGAAGGCTATGAAGTTACCGAAGTCAGAGAGATAAAACGTCCCTTTCTGGGGATGGATGTGATGTTCTCAGGTAATATAACTGAAATCCACTACAAGAAGGAGGTATCTACTAATGAGTAAACAAAGCCCAACAAGCCATTATTGCTGCATAACCATGCTAGATAATGTGGAAAAGGGAAATATTGCTGAGGTAGTGAGCGGGTTCTATCTCCCGAACAGAGATACTAGTGATCATTGCCTGGATGGAACCTCTCTTAAGGATAGAATGAAGTAATGTCAAGATTGAGCAATAGAAACATAAAAATATTAAAAAGACAATACGAGATTGGTCAACAAGATCCTCGTCCTTTTGACTACGATGCTTTAGACGTAAAAGAAGCATTGACGGATTTAAAGAGCGATGGTTATCATACGTTTGATGAATTATATGAATATCGAATGCTTTACAATGCTCTCATATTTAATGAATGGGCTAAACAAGGGCTATATGATGTTCATCTAAGCTTTAAACATAGTGATGGTGAACCTTGCTTTGGGAAAGATAACTTCTTTGTTGTAGTTGCAGAAACTCCTGTAGGACAAATATCTAATCACTATAATGGAAGATATAGAGATGTCTTTAAAGTTCCTGAGAGAGAATTTGCTAATGAGTGGGATGGTTCAACACCAAAAGATATAGCAAAGAGACTAAAGATGATGGCCTTAGGAATTACAGAATAATGTCAGGTGAGACATCAGAAAAAGAATCAGGCTGGACAGTAGATACTCTAAAAGAGTACGTTATACAACGATTTATAGATAATCAAAAAGCAGTAGATGCAGCATTAGTGTCTCAGGAAAAAGCTGAACAAATAATCTTAAACCTAAATGATCGAAGAGGTGTCGATATAGACTTTGACGAGGATATTATGGAAGACATCTATCAAGAAATCATTGAGGTTATCGAATCAAAGTAGCCCCCACCTAACTAAATAAGAGAGGTAACCAAATGCTAGAATTTCTCATCACCCTATCTCCTGTAATAATCCTTGGGACTATTATCCTATTCATTCTAGCAGCCATTCCAGTACAGCAGATAGATCAAGAATTAGAGTATAGACGAATAATTAAGTCAAAGAGGGATAACTAATGCATGAAAATCACGACGCTTATATAGACACTTGCGAAGCCTGCACTGGTACATGGTGCAATTATTGTCACGAACATGTGACTGAAGGCGACCCTAAATAATTAAATCAAAGGAGAAGGTATGAGTGACCTAAAAGAAATAGTCAACCTGCTGCCGAAACTTCGTGGCGGAAGAGAACTAACCCTACAGTATGACAAACTCAGTCATTGCTGGTATGCGGGCTACCCCAACCTAGACGGAGATTTTTCAATTGACCTGTATGCAACCGACCGGGATATTGAAGGGGCTGTTTTAAACCTGTTATCACAGGCCGACAAGATTAAGGAGAAGTCATGAGCAAACATGATAAGCCTCTCACTGTGAAGAGACTAAAAGAAATATTGAATGAGATACCTGAAGATAAGATTACCACCGCCTTCGTACTTGTATACCACGAGAGAGGTAACAGAGAGTACTGTATCGTTCGAACGGGTCAATTCAGTGTAGTTCCCAATCTTACCTTCACCATCGCACCAAACGTTCATGGATTGGCGCTAGAAGACACCAAACTAATTTAACCGGATACATCATCCAAGGAGTTCTAATGTTCAGGTGGATAAAAGATCGTAGATTTAAACCCCTTAACTGGATACCTAAGCAGACAGGTAAACGCTACTACCACAGAGCTACAGTAAAGTCCCATATCAGTCCAAATGTAGAGTGTGTGTTTGTATTCAGTAGCGAAGAGAAAGCTAAGGCTTGGAGGATGGCTACAGCAACAGCCATCACAAAGCCACAAGTAATACTAGATAAGATCGAGAGATCAGATAAGGATGGGTGGATGACATGACCACACAGAATAACAAAGAAGCATCCCGCTGCCTTAATTGTAGTCACTTAGAGTCAGAACATATGGAAACAGCGGACAGAATATGCCAGAGCTGTGGTTGTAGAGGGTATAGACCTTCGTTAATACAGACGATGAATAAGCCAACGAGTACACAGAATAGCGAGCTAAGAAGAGGCATAGAACGTATTTTAAAAGATCACGAGGATGCTGTTCGCACCGATATATCAAACCACATCAGTGGTGATAAGAGCCGAGATAGTTTTATTACCTGCGCCGACTCTCGAATGCAACTCGAGAACCTCATCAACCAAGAGGCACTAGCATTGTTGGATAGGCTAGAGAAGGCACTGCCTGATACTAGCTTCCATGGCAGCAGCATTAAGGTTAAGGAGAAAATCCGAGATGGCGGCTACCACGATGGAGTTCGAGACTCGCGGCTTGTTATCGAAGCTGAAAAGAGGAAGTATGAGTAAGTTGCAAGCTGGCGATCGTGTAAAGCATGACTTCAGTAACGACCGTGGCGTCATCGAGTCTACACGCAAAGACCCACAGGGTTATAACTATCTTGTCTCATGGGACTATCCTGACAATGGACGACCCAAAAGAGATTGGTATAAGGCAGAAGTGCTAGAGAGGATTCGTTAGCCCTATGAAAACAACAATCTCTAGAGTCTACCACTCATTCTCCCTAAAGAACCTTCTTCCTTATCGCTGGTATTGGGAGATACAGTCCACGGAATTTATGGACTCTGGCTTTACTAGGACATGGATAACAGCGTTTATTGCATCTAAGTTGGCTATGAGGAGATTGAAAGGAGAAAGTGATGCCTAAAACACAACCAAAAACAAAAGAGTACCCAAAATACGAAAGCCACTGTTGTGGTGCTCCTGTAGAGGTACTGAAATACATGAAGGTCAAATACTACTGCGAGGAGTGTAAAGAACCCTGCATAGCGAGGAAAAAGAAATGAACACACAACCATCAACCAGTGATTACGAAAAGAAACGCGATGCGGCTGTAAGTAACGCCCTACATCAAATGCGCACACGAAGTCTTAGAGATGCACCTGTCTATCTGCAACATATCTCATCGGCCGAGCACGATCTAAAGCAATCCATAGATAACCTCGTCCACCAAGAAGTAAAAAACGCCCTAGACACCTATCAACATAGAATGCTTAAGAAGAATGAAGAGCTGATCATTGAAGCACGAATCGATGAGGTTGAATGGCGCGCAACACTAATCGCTGCCAAATCTACCCTTGGCGTGAGCGAGTACGAGGCATTCATGACCGAACGGGAATTACGTCGCCGAGACGAACTTAGAGCACAGCTTAAAAATAAAGACGGAGTAAGCATGTTCCAGCAAACAGACACCCTAATACAAGACTTCTTTACTAAAGCAGATGAGTTTGTAGAGAAGATTAAGGAGAGAGATGAAACATCCACAATGGGCGATTGAACAGCACATCAAGAAGAATCCAAAGTGTGAATGGCTCTGTATGCATGACAGCATCGTGAATCTTGGGGAAGAAGAATCTATGACCACACAGAATAACCAGCTAATACAAAAGATTGAGCAGTGCTTCCTGAAAAATAACATGTGTGACTGTGGCGAGGAGCACACGAATCTCAGTATGGACGAAATCGAATACTTTGATACCGAAGCGGTAGTAAGAGACCTCGCGCAGCTCGTCGAATCAGAGGCACTAGCATTGTTGGATAGACTGGAAAAGAAAAAACTCACCATTAGTGCTGACCAGAAGGGTATCCCATTTGAATATGAAGGTGAACCAGTGAAGCTAGGAGTGGTGCCGCTAGAGGCTATTGAAGCTGAGAGGAGTAAATATGCAGGAGAATGATGGAGACCAGAAAAGACCACTGGGCAGACCAAAGCTTACCGAGTCGGATAGGATATGGAATGAAATACGCGACTGCTTGACGCGGAGTGCTATGGCGAATATGACAATTCCGCAGGCAAAAGTCTTCTCCGCAACAGTGGCTATATCGCTTGGCGTACATTTTAGAAAGCTAGTGGATATGGAGCTACGTGAACAATCCACATCCCACACCCAACAAATAGCTTTGGAGGCACGTCTGGAAGGAAGACTTGAAATGTTGAAGGCAATTTCGATAGTCGGTAAAAACGACATGATGTGGTATGGCGTTAATTGTCCCGAAGTCTTAGCTGTCTTGCCTGAATGCTTCGCTAGGAGTACTGCCGACATTCCAGCAGGAAAAAAAGAGTTCCTGGCTTTTATGGAAGAGCAGACGGTGACAAACCTTAAACAGGCACAAGAGGAAATCAATGGATAGCCTCATCTTCCTCGCAGGCTTCCTCACTGGTGTGACCTTCGTATTTATTGTAGCCATGTATCTAGATAACAAAGGGGTGATATGAGTAAACTAAAAGATTACTTTAAAAACGTCCCTCCCCTATGGACACCAAAACCCCCTAGGAGGCGATATAAGCACCATGTGAGCGTGGTAAGCAACTTGGATGAAGATGTATCTTACACCCTTATATTCACCAGTAAGGAGAAAGCCTCGGCCTTTAAAAAAGCAGCCGGGGAAGCAGAGAATAACGTCACCGTAGTATACGAACAACGAGTAATTAGTAATGAGGAGGTATTAGAATGAGTACACTGAGATATAACTGGTTGCGTCGATTAGGCTACAAGACTGTAGCAGGCAGTAACTTTGTTGATCCCGATACTGGTGATGAGTGGGTCGAGATAGTTCTACGAAAAAAGGCAAAAATAAAACGAACCAGCCTAAAGTCCCTGTTGTTAAGCGAAGTATTTCATATGGAGAGGGAAGACGAGGAGAACTCAAATGACTGAAGAACAATATAACCAAGCAGTAGCAAGCAGATCTTCCATAGTTTGTACCCACTGCCAAAGAACACTAAACTACAAATCTATTAAACAGCATCTAAAGAACGTACATGGATACAGGTATACAGAGAATAGTAAGGACTTTCCGGCGGAGGTAACCCATGAATAATTTGTCAAAAGAAACGATAGCCGCATTGGAATCATCTAATAAGGAGACTAAGTAATGACAAACTTAGAAAAAGCCAAAGAAATTGTAGAGAACCTAAATGATCGGCGTGGTATCCACATAGACTTCGACGACGATATTATGGATGAAATATATCATGAGATAGTCGAGGTGATTGAGTCATGACGACCCCACTAGATAACCAAGAACTGGATAGAAAAATTGTTATAGCAATGGGCGGTAATCCACAGTATCGAACAACACACAACTTTGACTACATAAAAGAGATCATAATCTCCGAGGCTCACCGCATCGGCAACCTAGCAATAGGAGAAGATGAATTTAAGGGTGATACAAGCCGTTACAGCCATCCTCCGATGGATTATGTACGTGATAGGCTACGCAACGAACAACGCCAAAAGCTATCAACACTAACAGGAATTAAAGATGATTAACCCTTTTTGTATTTTATTTGGACATAGGCTAGAGTATCGAGTCATCTGGTTAGGTGATCCAGGGTATCGTACCGTTGTGAACGCATGTAAGAGAAGACTATGTGACCATATGGAAAGTGTAAGAACAAAGGAGAACGATAAAGGGTAGGATATGAATAGAATAGAGGTGATAAAGGTAATTGAGACATACAGCAGTAAGGCAGAGGCTATTGCTGAGGCGTTGGAGAAGGCAGGGGCTCTCAATCTAACGTATGGTAATGAAGATATAGGAAAGATCGTGGATGCCTTCAAGCAGTACTTCAACGTAACTAAAGTATCACGCTATGACCGATATGCAGCTGCACGGCTTGCTAAGAAGCATGGCTCAGATGAGATAGCTACATTAATTCAGGTAATGGCCTCTGCCCAGGGACAACCCTACTGCCCTGTTATTAACAGCATTAGTCAGCTAGAAGATAAGTTTGTCAGTGTGGCAGGGTATATCAATAAACATAAAGTAAAGGAAGAGATAAAATGGTAAATAAAGAATACCTAGAATACCTACGTGAGTCAGGCCGCTATGATGATTTTGTCTCTCATCTCTACGGTCTAGGATGGTTACCATCAGATATTGCCAAGGAGCTAGACACATCAAGGCAGAACATCCACAACGCCATAGATAGGCATGTAGAGATGCTTGAATCACAAGCAGAGCAGATGCTGTACCTCTCTAAGAATAAGCCTGGGTTCCAGAAGAAGACTGATGAATAACTACTGGCGTATCACAACGACGAAGGGGGAGACTATTGATGTAGCTCCCCAGTATGCTACCGAGATCAAGCGTCAAATGGACAGTGGCGCTACCCATCTTAATAGCAAGGAGCGTCTCCGTATAAACTCCATAGAGTCCTTCAGGGAGACAGACAGGCCATATATCGATACTGCCCATCAACTAAGCGCTGGTGAGCTCACAGAGGCTCAGACAGCCTTTGGACCCATCATTACCGAAGAGGGTGTGAAGTGCATCGCTGTTAAGAAGCAGGTTCCTACTAGTAAGCGAGACTACTACCAGAAGGTTGGTTATACTCTACTATCAGAGGATGAGATGCTAACAGTTGCATTTTGGATACCGGCTAACAACTTCGATGGCTCCTATATGCAGAAATGTACTAAAGAGGAGGCGGGGCGTATTAGACAATATACTCATTGACATATAAGCATAAGTACAATAGAATATAACTATATAGAAAGGAGTGGGAATGCAGCACGGCTTAAGCAAGACTATTGAATACAAGACATGGAAATCCATGAAGTACCGATGTTATGGGATGAACAATAAACAGTATAAGGACTATGGTGGAAGAGGTATCAAAGTGTGTGATCGGTGGTTAAATGACTTTCCGGCATTTCTAGAAGACATGGGTAAAAGACCTTCCAGGAGTCACAGCCTTGACCGGATAAACACCAATAAGGACTACTCACCTGACAATTGCCGATGGGCAACCCATAGAATGCAAGCAAATAACACTCGTCGTACAAATACGATCATGGTTGATGGTAGAAAGATGACTCTCATGGAGATAGCACGTAGGACAAGAATTCATCCCGAAACACTTAGAAACAGAATCAAGAAAGGATGGGATTACGAGAATATAATACGTGACCCTAAGGTTTACAAAAGAAATGGACTTGTTTAGTACTGGGATAAGACCCTACATCGATAAATGGATAGTTGATAATAACTCTCAAGAATACCCTAAAGATTACTTCCGGGCTAGTAGCGCAGGTTACTGCCCTAGGTATGTGATCATGAAACGGTTGGGCATACCGACTGTCCCAGAGAGACAAGGTGACACTAGGTCATTGAGGGTTTTCGCGGCTGGGACACACTTTCACGAGTTTATGCAGCGGATTACCAAGGAAGCTGGCGTATCCATTGCACAGGAAGTAGAGCTTACTGATGAGCAGTGGGGAGTTAAGGGACATTTTGATGACCTAGTACATGTTGAAGAGGGTAAACTGATTCTCTATGATTACAAAACTCAAAACTCCAAGGCGTTTACTTGGCAGAAGGGCAAGGGCATCAGCCACCTCCACAGGTACCAGCTTGGTACATACATGTGCATGTTGCGGAAGCAGTATCCAGAGTTAGATGAGGCCCGTATTCTCAAGATCAGCAAGGACGATCTTAGGTTTGCAGAGGAGCAGCTACTATGGTCACCACAACTGGAGGCTGATATTGATGAGTACTGGACTTCACTTAAACGCTACTGGGTACGTTACCAGGAGGATGGCACACTACCTGCCTGTAACTGTAAGGAAATAGACGGTGGCTGGTTCGGGAACAGAAACAGTCGTGGAGGCATTTGGAATGACTTTTTCTATAATGAAGAGCCATGCTCAGGAGAGTGGATGGAACAATCGGAGAATGTATGGAAGAAATAGGATGGATATTCTCACTATTCGCAATCACAAATCTAATCCAAGCATTGTGGATAAGAGATATTGCACACAGGATCGATTACTTAAGAGAAGTATTAATTGAAACAAAGGAGTGGAAAGATGTTTAATAGGCTAATTAACAAGATTAAGTATAGAAAGTATCATAAGGCTGTGGAGGCGATTGACTCTGCTGTATATACAGATAAACGCAAACAACCCCGAACAGCTGAACGTAAAGCCCAACAATCAGCTGCTATGAAGAAGTACTGGGCAAGTAAGAAGGAGAATAAATAAATGCAAATCATAGAAATCGTAAACCCAAGCAAGCGAACTGGTGAAGGCCAATACGGCCAATGGAACATCGCTGAAGTCAAGCTGGAAGACAACAAAGTAGTATCAGTATTCGGTTGGCCACAGATTGGTCAACAGGTAGAGAGCCTAGAGTTTGATCAGAAGTACAATTCATGGAAGGCTAAGCTTGTTAAAGGTGGCTCACAAACCCCACAAGCTGCACCACTTAAAGATATGTCAAACCCAGCCAATGTACAGTCTAACGAGGTCTTAGATGGCATGCGCAGGGTATACAGCAAGCTTCTAGAGATTGAGAACAAGCTAGATGATGCACTGAACGTTCCACTGACCACCGACCAGGTATACGCCACCGCCCATCAGCAGGATGAACTGCCTGGAGATGAAGAAGCAGATCAGCCAATAAAACTATCAGATATTCCTTTCTGAGGTACAGACAATGGATCTAGAAACCGCTCTTAGAGGAATGGAAGATAGCAAGCGCAGGCTAGAAAGCAGAGAAGGTATTACTAGTCTCCCAATACTAAGCGAGCAAATGGACAGACTAGCTACCTACACATCAGCCGTGGAAGAACACCTTGCACACCTAGAGATGCAGTTAGAGGAGGCTGAGGCCGAGCAGTATAAGAAGGCCATTAAAGATGGTAAATCTCCTTCAGCGGCAGAGACAGTGGCCAGGCAGGAAGTGGCATCCATTAAAGGACAGATCAAAATGTTAACCCGTAAGACAAGCAGTGCTTGGAGACTCGTCGGTGTGAAACAATCACGCTGGAACCATCTCCAAGCTGAAGCCAGAGGACAGGTATAATATGCAGACAAATTCAACAACTAAGGAGGAGGATTTATGGCACAGACAAAAGAGGGGGCAGCTAAAGCAGTCGCTAAAGTACTCGAAAGGTACCCGGATCATTTTAAGAGGATTGGTTCTATTGGCGGTAGACGTTCTAACACAGGGGGTTTTGCTAGTAATAAAGTTGGTAGGGACGGTCTTACAGGGCCTAGCAGGGCTAGTGTGGCAGGGCGTAAAGGTGGTAGCATCAGCCGCCGTAAAACTAGTACTACTACTGTGGCGCCGGTGGAAGACACGCAAACAACGAAAGATAGTTCGGTTATTTGGGAAGATGGAATCATTGGATCCGAAACACGACTGGCTAAAGAGCAGGCTCAATCTACCGAAGCGCTCAAGGCTGGATTTATATCGAGTGTCTTTCATAAAACCAAGGGCTAGACGATGAATCAACGTGTTCCTTTGGAATCTGAAGAGGGTGAGACGCTAGTAGCTTATCTACGCCTGAGAGGCCATAAGTTTACTCACATCCCAAATGAAACAGGTGGTAGTCTTGAGGCCCGTCGTAGAGCTATCCGCATGATGCGTCAGGGTACCTCTAAAGGGTTTGTGGATTACCTGGTGATAGTCAATGATCGTCTAATAGGTATTGAGCTTAAACGTGTAAGAGGTTCTAAAACCTCACTGGAGCAACACGAGTGGGTAAGTGCTCTTAATGCAGCTGGTATACCCACTACCGTCGCGAAAGGTGCCGGTGAGGCAATAGCATTTGTACAGAAGTTTGAGTAAACAAAGCACCCCTCGTTATAATGCGAGGGGTTTTTGCTTTGCCTTAAAGTAGGAAACTGTGCAATCATGCACTTCTACACTATACTCCCTGGATACGCATGGTAATAGATATACCAGTGGCGGCCTGCTCGAAGGGAATTAATCCAAGACTGAGTAGTGAGCCGTTCTGCTTCACATCCATGGTAAGAGTTTTAAGGTCACCAGATACTACTGGGTTAATGCACTTAATGATTCGGTTGGCTTGAAAGTCACAGTAAGTTAACGTCTCTAGCTGAACAGCCGTAAACAGTGCTTGGCCTGTTCCAGTACCATCTTCTGTCATGTTAAACACTACTTTCCCAGATGAATTACTAACAGCGGTTCCAGCAAATTCTTTAGGAGTTTGTCGATGGACACCACCCACTATAGTTTCGCAGTATTGTGTTAAAGGCATATTACACCTCCTCGGTTACATTGAGTGTGCCTGCTCCAATAGCGGTCACTACCCCGGTATACGCAGGCTTGGGCAGTTCATACATACCATTAGTGACAACGCGAGTTGTAAAGCTTGTAGCAGAAGCTCCAGTGCCCAGTTTAAGAAAAATTGTTCCTGTAACGGAGAAAAATGTCGCACCTTTGCGGCTAGAGTTAGCTGCAAGAACTGTCGTAACAGTGGCCAGCGTAGTGGCAGTTGTCACAGTTGCAGTGCTGGGCTGAGCCTGATTTATATTTACTGGTGTGGCTCGTAACTGTGTATCTGTAAGAGGCCCGCTCACTGTCTGGCTGGATGGGAAGTTAGTCACACTGACTGAGGTAGCCGGGCTACTTTGATTTACTACATAAACATTCTTGGCATTACCTGTACGTTGGATACGATCGTAGCTAGTACCATCGGTAAGCTGTTCATCCGAGACTACATACATTCCAAGAGCAGAGTCTGTTACAGGAACGCTGTGGCTCCCTTCGGTAGGCTGCACTAGAGTCGTAGAAAGTTTTACTTCTAATCTAAAACTAGTTTGAGCAGTAGAACCATTAAGGTATGTAATGCGGGTATATTGTGCTTTCGGGACTAGTACACGTTGAATCTGTGTGTTCAGCTGATTAGCTGTATATGATATTGCTCCCCCACCAGGAATAGCAGTAGTGCCATCATCGCTGTACTCTACAGTGATGCCCCCAGTAGCACTGGCCTGGTCGGACCGTATGACATATAGAAGTGACCCATACCCCTTTGTCGACATCCAGCCGGTATTAACACTTGCACTGGCAGCAAGTGGTGTAGTAGTTACAAATTTTGTTCCACCTACAGGGATGCTAACAAACTCCCCCTGTGGGTTTTGCCCTGTGTTAGGTAAATATGCCATTGATCCTCCTTATAATCCTATAAACCAGTTTGCACCATCCGATACGAGCGTAAGCGCTGCGTACTGGGTTGTTAATGTTTGCGACACTGCACCATCAATTGTTTCGGTGCCCGACCTTGTTATAGTTACCACATTGGCAGTAGCGTCAGTTTTCTTGAAGTAGAACATCTGACCTGGTCGACCTGTAGCTGTTGGCAGGGTAATGGTAAACCCAGCTGTTGTTGCGTTACAAAAGTTCAATACGGCTGAATTAGATGCAAGAGTTAGGGCGGTGGTACGGTTTGATGCACCGAAGCGGAAGCCCTGAGATATTGTTGTAATCGCTTGTAAGGTAGTATTACCGGAGAATGTCTTATCGCCAGCAACCGTTTGTGTGCCTGTGAGCTTGACGTTCTGGGCATCTAGAGTATCAACATAGGTTTTTACTGCTCCCTGTGAGGGATAGAGGGTGTTTGAGGCGCCGAGAGCGGTAGACGTACTTTTATTGGCGACTTCCTCTTTCTCTGTGCCTAGCTCATTTATTGCTGTCTGAACATCCGTTGCGGCAATAGTACCAGAGGGTGAGTTCGTAATCTGTGTTGCCGTGTAATCGCCACTTACGGGAAGAACTGTGCCTGTTCGTCCGTTAAAGCTATCCACATCGCTGCCCTCAACTGCAGCTACCTGCGTATCTACATAAGACTTAACGGCATTCTGAGTAGGGTACAACGTATCTGATGATCCCAAGGACGTGGATGTGCTCTTGTTAGTAATGTTCTCAGGTGTAAAGCCCAAGGAGTTCTGCTTGGCATCTAGAGCTGTTTGGGTTGCAGTAGATATTGGCTTATTTACATCGGATGTATTATCTACATTTCCAAGGCTAACGTCAGATTTTGTGACAGTTACGTTTGAAGATAGGGCATGGCCATTTACAGTAGTAGTTTTTGGAACTAGGCCCGAAAGATCCTGGTCGCCTGTATTTGTCCCTGATAGATTTGAAAGCTTTGTTTTCTCGGCTGAGGTCACGTACTTATTAGCTGAGCTAGTATCTGATATGTCATCAGTATCGAGTACCACTATGCCCTGCTGACCGTTGACCGATTCTACCAAAGTATCCGCAGCATCCCCTGGGGGGCCCTGTTCACCTCTAAGACCACCATCTAGGATAACTTCGATGGGAGCCTGGTTAACAAGTACAAAGTCTGCCATTACAGTACATCCCAGAGTTGGTGAAATGTCCCGTCTGCCATCTTAAGCGCGAATGCATTAGGCTGGTTAGCTGGGTTTGAGTTTGCAGCATAAGAGAAGAAGTACCATGGAATATTATACGAGTCAAGAATATTTCGTCGATCGATGTTCACCTTGGAATAGATCTCTTCGGCGTACCTTCTGCCATATGAGATCATGTCATCAAATCCATTACCGGTATTGTACTCACCACAATATATCTTGCTACCAAACCTGGAATATATATCTGCTACGGCCGCCGTGAAACCAGCATAGTCGGGAAGCACGCCTTTATAGACATTGATACCGAGTAAATCGAGGCTACCAATACTGTTATCTCCCCATACATTACCACCACCATATACTGAATCGATTGAAGCATCATAATATACAGGACCAACTGTATAGATTGCCTGAGCACTGGTTGCAAGTGTGAGAAGGTTGGAACGCATGGTTGCAGCGGTTAGGGTCGTGCCATCAACATGTGGCTCTTCCTCATTTCCAATCGACATGCATAGTCGTGAGTCATTTACGCCCTGTGCCCACGGCAACAAAGTGTTTAGTATGAAGTCACGAGAATTTGGATAGTTAGCAGCGGTAACAGTTGGCCGAGTATGAACAACCCCCCATAACACCTTCTTAAATGGAAGACTTAATGCTATACGAACGCTTAGCTTACGTCGCTCAAATGCAGGTGAAGTCCAGGAAGCTCCATTCCACTGTGGATAGTCTAAGCGGATTTCATCAAACCCTTGCTTAAGTATTTCCAACATCTCGGCTCTAACAACACTCTCATAACGAGCTGAGTCAAGAACACCTCCTACGACAAATTCGGTTGTTACTAGATGGTGTCCGTAGTTTATGCCCTTCATATTAGTCCTTTGCGATAAGCTTAGATGTTACTGTAAATGTTGGACTTGTGCCTGTAACGGTGTACTTTAGGCGAACAAACCTACCGAATGGTTCAGTTACCCCTAGGGAATAATCACCGTTAGCTGTGATGCTAATATTTACCGGAAGACCAGTAGAGTGATTTACAGGATACCAAGGTGTGTTTCCATCTACCGATGCTTCTACACTTACCACTAGTTGTGGGGTAGTACCGCCTGTACCTGTCACAGAGAGCATGTAAAAGAGTTGTCGCTTAGATCGGGAATCGACACCAGTAGTCGTTGTTACTGCCGCGCCACTCAGTGCCCTTGCAGTATCAATAGTGCTTAAAGATGTGCTCACTGTTGAGACTGTACGAGAAGTGTAGGGAGAACTCGAAAGATGAAGTGTCAATTTAGGTGTACCTGATGTGTATGAGGTGACACGCAGCGCGAGCTTAGGAGCTTTAAGTCGGGCAGTAAAGAGTCCTGCGCCACTTATGATGGTAGTAATGTCCTCAGTAGTACCGAAACTAAGAGGTACAACCTGCATGTCGTTTCCAGTAACCCCATCATAACAAGTCAGGTTGGCTGTGAACGTACCGCTTATTTCAAAGGTTGCAGTAGTGTATCCCGCCACGTCCGTGATTGGTAAGACATAGTCACCATTGGCTAAAATGTCAGGTAGGGAATCGATCACGACGGTTTTGTGTTTGATACCCACGGTATCGGTGAACTCGCTAAGCTTACGGAAATATACTGGTTCCTCTTCATCGTGGTAGTCAATGCGGAGCTCATCTGATGCACTCATTGATGAAGTATCGAAGTCAAGGGTTATGACGTTATAAGCTATAGCTCCACCTTTTGTTGCAGAGTTGAACTGATAGATGATAGCACCCCGGGTAACGTTGGTAATAAGGGAAACATCACCCTGATTAAGTGATCCCACATCATTAAGCTTGACCGTCTTAGCTATAGGGTCAAAGACATAGTTTGTCATTACTCTGTTCATAGTGCCACCGCGAACGCAATAGCGTCATCTGCTGCCTGGGAAACAGCCTCTTCAATAATAATAGTAGTTTCGCTCTCACTTATACCACCACTTTGTCCTCTTAGCCCGCCATCGAGCACAATAATAGTCATATCATCAATTGATTTGAGGGTCTGCATCATATAGTCCTCCTGCGATTAGCATCCTTATACAGGATAAAGTCGAATTGAGGGTAGGTAGTTGGCTTCACCCCAGGTACTACATATTGGAATTCAGCAATTAGTTTGATTTTCTTTGAGGTCATAGCGTAAGTATTTGTCATATCACTTGTAATCACACCCCTATATCTAATATAGGTTTCACCATTTAGAGAGAAGGCACTGTCAACAATATCCGCATCTGTTAAGTTAAGTTGAAACACAGCGTCACTGTCATCTGTATCATTATCCAACGCCTGTTTGACTACGAAGAATAGTGTAGAGCCAGATTGATATCCGCTCTGTGGAACCATTACAAACAATTCTCTGTAATCGCCCCTCACCATTTCATACTTAGCCATGGGTTTTAAGCAACCATTCTTCTCGCAAAGTTAGCAAAGAATACGGCAACTCCGCCTATTAATGAAACAAGGAAGTTCAATAATCCCGTAACGCCAATGTAGTTCAATAGGTTTGCCACGATCACATAAGCTAGAATGGCTAGGACAAGGTTAATAAAGAATTGTAGTAGGTTCATTTTTGCTTCCTTAGTTTCTTATTTTGGTCTTTAATCCACTTTACGATATAGGTACGGTTCTCAATACCTGATTTAGGAGCTGTAAGAAGCCCTAATATGTAGAATACCGCTACTAGACTTAATCGTCTAAACATCTTTCTTATCTCCTTCTAAACCATTAGGCACTACAAAGACACCAATGGCGGTAAGGATTGCACCACTAATGATTGGTATTAAGACAGCCCACTCATCTGGAGTTATGCCGCCCTCTTTAAGAGCTTGGGCAAATGATACACCGATAGTGCTCAATCCTGTTACAGCAGCTGTCAGAAACTTGGCTATCTGTGCGGGAGTATAGTTCATGTTTGTTTTCTCCTGTTTTACCTAGTATACTACTATTTTTGTACCTTTGCAGTAGCAACTATTAAATTATGTTATGCTTTTTTCTTGTATACAGTCTCTGTTACTGGTTCAAATTGGCTTGGCTTAAGCGATAGGGCTGCATTTGCGGTATCTAGTTGTGACTTGTATTTCTTCCATGCCACATTGTCATCCTTAAATCCCTTAACGAGCTCGACTGCCCACTTGTCCCCTTGCTGAGAGAATTGCTGACGGTGAAACTTGAACTCTGCATCTGTTGGCGCCTTTGCTGCTATTTGGTTGTAAGACCATGAGATAAACTCATCTACTTGTCCTGGATTCATATCGTATGCTCCTCCATATTTGTTAATTAAATCTGCTTCAAGTTTTTCAAGTGTAATACCATTGGCCGCAAGCCATGAGTCTGGATCGATATGATCAGTTCCACCCATATTATCGCTTACCCAGTGGTGTGTGACAATACCGTTCTGCTGTGAGTTAAACTTACACGGTATACCATACTGTTTTGCGAGCATCACAGCGGTGTCTAGCCAGTTGCTGTATGCATCACCAAAGTTCTTGCCATTGTCCCTCACAAGTTCAATATGAATCGCATATGGATTAGCCGCTGGTCCTGCCCCCCATGCTATGTAGGATGGATCAGCTACCTCTACTACCTTATTCCAGCTAGCAAGGTAGTGGTAGAAAGCATCATCCCATGTACGCTTCACATAAGCTACCTCGTTATCAATTGTTGAGCTTTGATTGGCTGTCTCATGGAGAATTATCATGGACGGCTTTCCACCAACATAGTTACTTTGAGGTATGCCAGGTATTCTGTCTCGAGTTATGCCTATCATTGTCTCTCCTTTAATATATCCTTATTAGGTTGAACAAGCTCTCTAATATCTGCTGAATCACACTTGGTTGAGGGGTGGGCTCTTGTGCTGGTAATGGCTCTGTCTTTGGGGGCTCTTCTTGTTTTGGGGTGCTAATGGGCGTATTGTTAACGGTTGGAGGTTCTTTTATATGTATTTTAGACTCAGGCATGGCAGAGTAAATTATGTCATCTTTCATAGCTATATCTCCTCCTGAGGTTATACTGTCATCCTTAGTAATACCATCTTTTGGCTTAAGGTGGAACTCATTTGAATATCCATCCTCAATAAAGGGCCTGTACATATATATGATATATTCTACTTGGAAATATACACGACATTTAGTATCTGTATTTGGTATCTCTTCGGGTATGATAGTTAGGTTAGTCACCTCACCAGTTCCTACCACTGCATTTGCACTGGATTCTGATATTGGATAACTCTGCCAGCTCCCGTTTTTATTGAGGCACTCTATGTATCGCTTACTCTTACCACTAACAGACATGACTTTGTCATACTTACTCGTAGTCTTGATGGTATCACCAACGCTATATTCATTTTTGTCTGTAGTTATATACCAGTTACGTAGGACATCGACTGGTGAAAACACTGTATATGTGAAGGCAAGGGCAGACAGGGCAATGATGCCAAGGAATACATAAACGACTAAATGCTCTTTGTTGAATTTCTCACTCATTGCACCAACCTATTCTGTATTATTGCGAATCCTAAACCAATAAATCCAAGGAGTATTGCCATAATCACCCCATAAACAACTCTCTTTATGAATGTGACATCCTCTTTAGTAGCATATTCTTCCTTGACTTCTGACCTTGTGATGTATTCTTTCTCAGCAATGATGTTAACAGTTAGCTTAACGTCATTAAGTTTCGGTATTATATTCTCTCGAAGAGTCTGCTCAATGCTTAGCAACTTCTCACGCTGTTCTTGCTCTTGTATCTTAGTAGCCACTGATTGTCCTTTAGAGGGGTACCACTGATATGTATCTTTGGTTGAATAAGCCTGTACCACCAGATACCTTATATTTCATTTTGAATGTAGTAGATCCAGGAGTAAGTCCAGTCACAAGAATGGTAGCAGAGTAAGTATAGTTGTTACCATTTTGACCAGAGGGTTGTTGAACAAGTATGTCAGGAGTACCGCTGGCCCCAACACCCGCGCTAATAGTGGTTGCCCCACTTACGGCGAATGATAGATAAGATATGGCATTGTTAGAGTTGTTATTACCATATGCAAATACCGATACAAGAGCAACACCGTTGACACCAACTGTGACTGTAACAGTATCTGTGGTAGTCGTTAGGTCGGTATAAGTTGTACTTGAGGTAGATTCACCTGTAGCCACATATGCCTTGGCTGCACCTGTTGCTAGCTTATCTGGTGTTACATTTGAGTTAAGTATCTTTGCTGTTGTAACAGAGTTATCAGCTAGCGCAGTCGATGTAACAGCACTAGACTTTAGAGTACCATCAGCATTTGCATGAACTAGATTACCCTTTGTCTGTAATGCTTGATGGGTAGCAGATACATAGTCAACAACAAGCGATCCAGCCGCATGATCCTGGTTAGTACCTTCAGTCCATTTAACATTGATGATATTCAGACCACTAACTGTACCAGTGAATATCTGCTTGGTAGAGGCTGATGCCGGATCGATCGTAAGCGATACCACATCTCCATCTACATACCCTGATGTACTGTTTAACGGGACAGTAACAGCACCAGACAACACGGTTGATGAAGTTGTAGTGCTGAAACCCTCTTTGGATGTAGCATAGAAATTTGTAGTAACACTGCTAAGATCTGGCATTTTTGTTTTTCCTTATTTTATTACATTGTATCATACTATACACGCCACTCTCTTTATACCCTCCATTCTCTCGGTTTTCCTGATTGGGTAGGGGTTCCATTTATCTGGAGTGTTCGTAGGATATAATCCGAATCTATTGATGAAGTTGTAATATGGAACTGGTATGCATTCAACTCCCTCTGAACCGAGAAGTAACGTTTAGCTGAAGACTCAGAATACACCTCTGGAACTACTGAGGAATCAGACCAGGGTGTGGTTGACCAGGCAAATGTAGACCAACCAGTGTTGGTAAGCTTGTATTTGAAGTCAACTGGTTTTGTTTTCACCGTCTTGAAACCTTTATTTCTCTCTGTACCAACGAGCTCTACAATTATCTTCCCAGTTGGTTGGGATAGCTCAAATTCTGCCTCTTCTACCCACATAAACTCAAAACGGTTCTTTGATACAGGGATAAGACCTGTAGTGAGTGAAGTGGTAAATGGCTGGCCGTAATCTCCTCGTATAGCAGAAGATATCTCACTTAGACGTGTGTCTCCTGGCTTCCAAGCAAGTAGATGCTGGCTACCACTGGTATCGGTGTATTGGAAGAACTTCTCAAACCCAATAGTGAAGGCTCGAGGTAGCCATGCCTTCTTCTCGGTGTCATAGACAATCACAGCATTGTTGTCACTTGAGTTATACGGGACAGAAAAGAATACCTTGGCATCATAGTAGATAGCGGTAACTTTAGAAGATGCAGTTGGAGAGACATTTTTAACACTAGGTCGTATGTTAGCGCTGCTCTCATCGGTTGAGAGTAAGTTAAGATATTGAGCCCTAGAACCAAGATTGTAGACTGCCTGAGAGTTGTAATACATAAAGTCATTAAGAACATTAACTACACTATCAGGAGCATCAGTACCACGTGAACCTGGTAGCTTGTAAGCTGCTGGTGACGTAAAGCTAAAATCGCCAATAGTCTGGGTTTCTAGCGACACCTGCCATACACATCCACGTCCATCCTTGGAGCTACACCAGACAGTTGCTAGTGGTGTTCCTTTACCATCACGATAATCTGCTACCTCAGTTGGCTTGAATTGTGAACCCTTCTGGAGATCGATATAGCCACCATCATAGCTAGTTGAGAAGTAACCTATGTACTGGCCTGAGCCTGTCCACCAAACCCTATATTTGTTAGTCTTATCTTGTGTCGCCCATAATCGTGAGCCTACATAAGACATTCTTCCCACAACAGGGCCTGTAGTAGTATTGTCGGTAGGAGCAATAACATTACTGTTCTCCAAGGCACTACCCTGATCAGTATATTCCTGTGTGCCAACACCATTTGCAGAGATAGAATCAAGGTATACAAGTGGATCAGTCGCCGAGTTGCCCACAAATATGTCATATCGGACAGCTCCCGTTACAGCTGGAAAAGTAAGTTTAACGAAGTTTGAAGTATCCCATCTATCCCTATACCTATCAACCGTTATGGTTCCCTGGGTCGAGGCAGCAGTGAATCCAACATTGTTAACAGCCGATACTGAGTAATAATAAGTATATACCGTTCCGCCTAGACCGGTCTTGGTAAGCGTTGGGGCACTTGGTGTTGTAAGCGCTGTATATGTTTGCAAGGTAGTAGTTCCGTCGTAACGAACAATTGGATTTTCCCCGTTAACGATATATAGAAATGATGCTGCCTGTTCAAAATCACACTTAAAGCCAGCGGTTAGCGTTGCCCCTGTACACGCAGTCCAGGTTGAACCATCATTTATGGAACGATAGATAGTGCCTCCAGCTACGGCAATAATGTGTACGGCACCTGCTGATGTTTCAAAGTATGCAGCACCGTCCAATGCAGCTGATGAAGGTGATGTGCCATACCAACCTACACCCCAGCGAGGTGAGGGTGATCCATCTTCCTTTAAAAGGATGTTGTCTGCCTCCTTAAGAGCATTCTTAGGAATCTTTGACTCAGTTACAAGGGTTATAACCCCTCTAGAGAAACTCTCTTGGGGATAGAAGTTAAAAGGCTCGCTAGTAGTTGGAAGCGAAACTTCTTGGATATTCATGGCCTATATACCAAATCGGTCGTTTATGTTGTTGCTACCAAACCCAGGAACCGTATCCCGTATTGTCCATCCACGGGTAGGTGTCCCCATTGCATTCCTAGTAATCATATTCTGAAGTGCGGAATCTGCATCACGCTTAGCCGTCTGGTAGGCTGGGAAGTTTCTAGCTCCACGGAATCGATCGGCCAACATAGAGTTAACAATAAAGTATGGATCTGCCATATCGGGTATATCAGAAGCATTTTCCATAAGCACGGGCGCACGGTAGTAGTCATAGTCGATAGCCAGACCAGCCAGATTGTCAGCAACACTACTTAGCCTGAGCATGTATCCATCTGCGGGGTTGCCAGTGAAGTAGGCAAACGTACCGCGCATTGTCTGGGCCTCTTCAGGGGAGTAGACCTGTAATATTTGTGAGGACTGATCACCGCCACCTAAACGTATATACCCACCTGGGAACACAAAGTCATCAGGTGCCTCATACTCCAGCTGTCCTGCAACGATAGTATCGTCACCCTCTTCGGAGATTGCTCGTGAAGTCCATAGTTCATTCCACAAAACACCATCAACCTGCTTCCATTTATTGATGGCTACGTTTGCAAACTTCTTTGCCATTAGATACTCAGGATCGGTGATATCTGGAACATCACTGTCTGCTCGGAATTCTATGTAATATGTGGAGAAGATTTCTTCAAAGGTCATGATGTTTGTTTCTTTTGGTTATTTACCTTTATCTTACCACTTTTTTGCTTCGTTGTCGTCACCTTGGCATTCCTTGCTTTACGTGCTTTTATAGCAACTTTTTTGTTATTTGACTTAACTGTGATGCGTGCCTTTGGCGCAGAGTCAATGGATATTGGATTATCATAGTCGGAAGACTTTATTGTTATACGGTTAGGGTTTGATCGAGCTCCGCCTCCGCCCTTAGAGGAACGTGCAAACTTACCACCGCTAGATTTCTCTTCATCACTAACTGGCTCGAGGCCTATGGCAATACGCTCTGCGTTAGTGAACTGATCTCCCTTAGCCCAATGCTCTAGTACATCAGGATTCTGCTTGAGGAATGCAGAGCGCTCTCCTGTGCCTCCAGGGATCGTGTAATAGGTATCTAGCTTAGCCTGTAACTCTGCACTTGGCTGAGGCCTCTGTGCACCTGAGAAGCTTAGAGCAGTGTTTGTCCCATCGCCTTCGTTCTTCTGCTTTAAACCACCATAGAAGTTAGACTCTGCATTTCTAAAATCATCGTACCATTTCTCATCTAGGCCAAGGGCTGTGTAAAGGGGGTTCCCATTCTTATCATAGGCTTGCTTGGCAGCGTTGAGGTCTTTGCTTGCACGATAGCGGAATACCTTCTCCTGTTGATCGGGGGCTAGGTCGAATAAGGGGTTACCTGGCTTACCCTGTGACCTGTTAAAGGCATCTAACTGACGTTCTGCATCTAATACACCTGGCCGTGCCAATAGTATCTTGTATCGTTCAGCTGTCTTATCAAGTGATCGTGACTCGTCATCCTTCTTAGAGTGGAGTGCCTCAAAGGCCTTCATATCATCGTCGGCTGGAATTGATTTTGCGATCTTGTCAAGTTGGTTGTAGAACCTAGTGCTTTCTTTCTCTCCAAAGGTGTTTGTGAACCTATTTGCTATGGCCTCACCAGTTGACTTAGTAACACCGCCTTCTTCACCGACACCCTTAGCTATCTGGCCTGGAAACCCTGCCTTACTAAGTGCATAGTCTACTTTAAGGGGAGAGATACCTAAGGCACCGGCAATGTTCTTAGCAACCTCAGATGTATTAGGATATGCCTGCTCGCTTGGTTGCTTACGTTGTAGTTCAGCTGGTACTATTTCACGACCAGTTGATCTGTCTACGTTAGTTGCTAGGCCATAGCCAAGATCCATCAATGGGTTAGCCAAAGTTCGTGCGCCACCTGACACGAAGTCAAATGCTGCTTGAGCGTAGTCACCAACTGGCACATTCTCGTCTTTTGAATTGGCAAGCATCTGCGAGGTGATAGCGTGTTGGACGGGACGGAGCTCGGGTGGCAGAGGTAACTTAATCACTCCTACCCATTCTCCTTCTTTACCCTGACCAGAGTCGGCTTCATCTTTAGTAACCTTATGGGCACCTGGCAGCATAACGATACCATTATTGTCAGTAATATAATCTTTGCCGGTGTTATGCATGTCCTCGTAGAATGCCTGTGCTTCGTCTTGGGATAGGGTGTATGCTGTTAGGCCTACAAGCCCTGTGGTAACGAGGCTAAGACGCGTACCAACACCTACAGGATCTCGCTTAATAGCTGTAAGCATCGACCTAGTACCAGCCACGTTTGCGCCAGTATACATCAAAGCCGCATCGACTTGTCGTACTAGTGAACTTACTCGTCCAAAGTTTGGTAGCACGTTATTATACGCATATACTGCGTCTGCTATGGCTGCCCCTTCATCGCCACCTTTACGTAACCTTGCATCGAAGGCAGCCTTGGCTATACCTGTTCGCTGTGCATTCTCAAGTCCAGCTCCTGGAGCATCTAGTTTCTCCCATAAACGACTAGGGTTCTTTAGATCAAATTTAAACTGGCTGGCGAAGTTTCGCTGTGCTGCTAACTGTTCGGCGGTCGTAGGCTTGTTCTTGCCAGCGGCTAGGTTACCCGTAAAACTCTGTGCACCATTGGCTCTTAAAAGCTGTTGAAACTCGCTATTCTTGTTGAAAGATCTAAGTGACTCAGCTACTGCTTTCGGGGCTAGCACCCTAAAACCTTGAGGAGATAGAGTAGGTGCCATAATGGCGTTGAACCCCGCAGATATTACCTGGAATGGTAGGTTAAGCGCACCCGTAAGAACAGTCCTAAACGGTGTTTGGGTCGCCTTAGCTATCTTACCCAAAGTGTTTAGCTTTTCCTCTCCTAGCCCCTGTAAGAAACGTGCTTGCTCTGGTGGTACTTCTATCTTAAACGTAGACCCATTTGACCTACCTGATATCACCTGTAAACCAGTAGTGGGGTCGGCACGTAGCTCAGCGTAATCGTTCATGTTTTTAGTCTCACCCGTACGCTTTTGTTCATTTCTCATAGCTCGCCTAGCAGCATCATTCTCTGCGGTATCGACAAACCTTGCACCAGGAACTAAGCCTTGTTTAACTCGTTCGGCAAATACCTGTGAGGTTTGAGCCTTAGCCATTTGACGGTACGCATTATTCACGTAATCTGTAATTGAATCAAAGCTAGGGTCTAGTGGTATATCTGAACCCTTCATATCCTGAATAATACTTTGTCGTCCAATACTACCAACACCATTTGCGTTAATGGATGCCCGCTCTAGATTCTCTGGAGAAGCACGGCTAACAGGGGTATAAAACTCGTACCGTCCACCATCCTTCTTCATACGGGCTGCATTTACTGTTTCAGCATCTACAACACCACGTTTAACGGCTTCATCCTGTACACGCTCGATGTCATTCACTACTGCCTTTAAGTCCTGTCTTGCGTTAGGATTACGCAGCTCATAGTCTTGTACAAACTTTGCTATCTCTTCATTTGATCGATCCTTATAAAGGGGGGCTCGGCCATCTGCACGTTGTTCCATGTCACGCATGAAGGTTCGGTAAGTATTAAACTCCTGTGACTCTGGAGTCTTTGCACCATACTTCTGTAGCACAGGAGCAATGTTGCCTCTCTCTAAGAATGCCTGGGCCTCCTGACCTGAGTTACGGGTACGTTCAGCTAGAGCCTCAAGGCTTTGGTTCTTTGGTACATCTCGAAGTGGTATACCTTGCTGTTCAGCATATTTAGCGTCTGTTAGTACACCTGCACGGTAAGGGTTAATAGTCTCACCTATGGCTTGTCTTTTCGTAACTGGGGCATAGCGTTGTTTCTGCTCTTCGGCGGCTCTGGCTATATCGAGGGGTATATTTGAATTTGAACTAGTATATGGTGCAATGTTTGATGGGTCAACAGGGGGAAGAAGTTTTCTATTAATATCATATGTCTCCTCTTCTCTACCAGGTGAAAGCATGTTCTCCCTAAACTGTGGCTTATCATTGGAAGCGGCTTCTGCTGTCTTGTCTATACCTCTTCGTATAGGACTACTAGCAGCTTTTTCAACGGCACTCTCGGCTGCCTTAGCGGTGCCCTTTATAGCAACTTTCTTTATGCCACCACCAGGTAATAAATCTGTAGCAGATCCAAGCAAACCTGCACCTACTGCAAGAAATGGATTTATCTTATCGCCAGCATCAGATTTTTCATCATTCGTTAGGAGACCCTGCGTAGAGTTTACAAACTTCCTACCAGACTGCTCGAGGTTCTGGATTGGTTCTTCACCGTATAGAAACCTACGAAGAGGAGTACTTTGAAAATCGCTGGTATCTCCTAGCGACCTAGCTACTGTGGCGCCTGCCCTGAATGGGGCCTGTATAATGCCCTGTGCTGTACCAAGTGGATCTTTTAGGGTCTGATCTACGGCCCTTGCAGCAGTGTTGACTACACCAGTAATAGGTTTGATCAATACATCTTCCTGGACCTGACGCACTGCTCTCTGTTGCGGTGTGCCACCTGCTTGATTCTGCACACGCTTCATAAGGACGCCTGGCACTTCTTCCTGAGGAACTTTGGGATTGTAATTACCTGTATCTACAACCGATTGTATGGCCTGCTGTTTCTGGGCTCTATATTCATCTGGGGTCTGTATTTTTAAGGGTCCGGCACCTGTTATTCGCTGTGTCTTCTGCTGGAATTGTGGAAGTGAACCTAGACTGGCAACGCCACTATTAAAACCTTGTGGCCGTTGCTGCGTGGGAGCAGTGTATGAAGCAGGCTGCTGTGGACGAGGTGCTTGTTGCTGAGGCTGCTGTTGTTGTGGCTTGTTAAGACTACCGATAAAGGTGCCAACATTCTTACCAACATCACCAAAGAATCCTCCAATTTGCTCGAAGATATTTTCTTCTTTTTTTCGGATTGGTAAAGCCATTTAATAAAGGCCTTCGTTTATTGGTTTTCTCTTCGACGTGCCATTGGGAATTGTGCTATTGGCGCACCGTTCTGAATTGGTCCCATACCTGGAGCGCTTTCGTAACTAAAGCTGTTCTGAGGAAGTGCAGCGCCACCAGCATTTGCAAGCTTGTATGCGTTAGCTTCAACAGCATCCTGACCGAGTGCCTGGATACCACCTAGGTTGCCTCGTAGCTGTTGGTCAAGACCTTGGATGGCAGATAGTGCTTCATTAATGATTTGCTGCTTAAGTTGGTTGACATCACCTACAGCACCGTCGACACCCTGGCTAAGAGCTGACTCACTAATAGCAGCAAGTCGGTCATATACGCTGTTACCGATTTGGTTAGCCTGGGACAACTTATAATTCTCTAGGTCACGTACACCCTGGTCTCGCTCGAGATTGAGGTTGGACTGTTGTGTATCAATATCTCGGTTAACTAGTGCAAATTCATTTAGAATATCACCTTGCTGTTGAGTTCCGAAGCGTCCATAACCTTTGGCGAGCGCCTCTGAGGCTGAACTGTCCAGAGCATTGTTGTTAGAAAGCTGTACTGATCCAGACTGAATGCCCTGGCGTACTGAGTCTCGTAGGTCACTTAGAGAGCGAATCCTATTAAGGGCATTGTTCTCTCTGCCCTGGTCAATACCTTGTTGTCCAACTCGTAGCTTCTGAAGTAGACCATCTATGCCAGATTGGTAGCCCCGGTTAAGGTCTCCGAATGAGTTCCGTCCTGCGCCAATAGCTGTATCGCGAGCTCGTTGTGCTTGCGCACGTATGGCAACACGTGGATCAGCTACTGCGTTAGTTGCATATCCGCTACGACTAGCACCTGTTCCGCCAGAGTAGCCACCATTGGAGTTGTTTACAGTTGGTGCTTGAGGAGCATCAGCGGTTGGACCAGCATTGTTGCTTTGACCGCCACCACCACTGAAATTGGCACCAGGGATAATATCTGCTGCTGAGTTTCCATTTACGTATTTATCCCAGATAGCTCCAAAGTTAATGCCAGGGATTACACCCCCTGAGCCTGGGTTTCCATGTGTACCTGGATTGAACGGTGCGTTAAACATTTTTGTTTTCCTTTTAAAAACAGCCGAAACACATCTCTAGTGTTCCGACCATCTGATAGTTTCTATATTCCGTGATAGGATTTACTTTGAATATATCACATAAGCCTGGTATAACTCAATAGCTCCTCAAGACTGACAAGTGCAGTCTCACCATTTATATCTATCTTAAACACCTGGTCTTCAGTTGCCTTACGATTCATATGCCATTGGAGGGTTACGACTGACTTAAGTGAATAGTCCTTAAGCTCAGCAGTTGTTCGTTTTTTGTTCGTCATAGTTGCTATACTTGGTATAGTACGACGGTTTTTAGAGTCGTTATTCTTTATCATTTATGACCCCCAGTACATGCTCCTCTTTGACAACACGTATGTCAGCCTCATCGGTGTCAATTGAGGCGTACTGCATAAATATCACATGGTCACCGACTTTTACATCTTTAACATCTGGACCAACAGCGGTAACTGTTCCTGTAGGAGGAATGCTATCCCATGTTTTTACAAGGTATAGACCACTCGCTGTTTGGTTTGATTCATCGTCCAATTGGATGAATACAGTATCTCTTAAGGCTTTCATTTCCACTCCTATTAATTCTCTTTAGAATAGCAAAAAGCACAGTATATTTCAACTGTGCTTAGAGCTCTACCCTCACGAAGTACTATATCAAACGTTCGCGGCACCAGACAAGGTCTGGGTTGCTGTTGCTGGGATAGCTAGGTAAGTAGCGGTTCCTGCGGCAGCTGCGGTAGTCTTCATCTTGTAGAGTACTGCTTGCTCAAGTTTTGAGTCGTTTGTGTATGTCGAAGCATCAATATTGAGGATTCGAGCATAGTTTACTAGTTCGTTTCGGCTCATACTATTTCTCCTGTTTAGGAGTCTGAGCTGCACGTGCTTTTGAAACGTTCTCAGATGGTGAATCTTGAGTCTCACCGTCTTTTTCTTCGTCAGTACGGTTGTCTACTTCTACTGGTTCCTGAACACCTTGAAGTACCTCAGGTTGAGTAGGAGTAGCTAGTACACCCTTAGAAGTCTGGAACTGTTTGTTCTCGTCAGAGACAGATTCTTTTGGATTAACACCATCGTCAATCTTCCAAACACCTGCTTTTTGAGTTAGTTCTTTCCATGGGTTATCCCCGTTAACGGCTACGCTAAGGCTACCAGTATCTTTGTCGATAAGCTGAGTTTGCTTAGTTCCATCTTCGGCTTCTACTTCGCGTACATCATACTGGTTAATCTTACCAGCAGCTTCATTCCAAGCTTTAAGTGCACCTTCTTTTGTAAATGTTTCGTTCTCTGCCATTTGTTTTTTTCCTTATAAGTTAAGGTTTATATTAGGCTGTTCGCGTCCTTTCAAGATCCACGAGTGATGTAGCACGTTCTACTGCTAGACCGTAAATTGTGTGCAAGACCATCTTTAGACCAATGAAGTCAGCTGAGTCTTCAGCTTTGTAGGTTGGTTTAAGTTGTTCTGCAAAGCTAATTGCGTCACGGTGGAAGAACAGGTTGTGGTCGGTAACAGTACCTGCACCAGTAGTCACAATGTTGTTGCTTGTGAATAGATCAAATCCATATACACGAGCAATCATTGGGTTCTCACGAGTTGCAACACCCTTTTCGCCAGTTTGGTCGTAAGTAGTGTACTTGTTTACGTTTCGGAGGTCAGACACAGCGTATGCGTTTACGATACCAGTACGGTTGCTCATAGGTACGTTTGCAACGTCAAGTGCAAGTGCCACAGCGATCATGTCTGCGTCGTCGATAGTTGCACCTGCTGCAATGTTTGTACCAGCTGAGGCATGTAGGCTTGCTACATCTGTGTCAGCTGCACGTGCAAGAGCTTCGCGTTGTGCACCACGGTAAGCAGCAGCGAGGTCGTAGTTACTCTGTACTTTTACGATGTCTTCAAGGATGAAGGCAAGGTACTTGTGCTTGTTAATTGTCATTGTGATTTCAGTTTCGGTGTTAGCGTCGTAGGTTACGGCTGTTCCGGCAACTTTGTCACGTGCGTTATATGTTGATAGGAATGGGATGTGAAGTGTGTCACCACCGCCTGATACTAGACTGTCGCGTCGTTTAACACGATCTAGGAAGTATAGTGCGTTGTAGTAAGGCTTCTCAATTTCTTTAGTCCACTCTTCTGCGATCATTACTGCCGCAGTTGTTGGTGTTACGTTAGCCATTGTTTTATTTTCCTTTTATTGTTTAATTGCTAAAATCCAATGATTGCCCTCTGTCGGCGTCGGTTCTCTTCCATTAGTTTCTTTCCTTCTGGAGTATCAATGTCGGCAGCACGTAGCTTTTCGACTAGGTCACTATCAGATAGATTAGTAAGGGAAGCCTGGGCTGCTCCATTAGGGCGAACACCAGTATTAGCTGCCTGAGAGACAATATTTTTACTAGACTGTGAGATCTTTGATTGGACAAGATCGTCAATTTCCTTCAACTTCGATTCTGCAAAATCACGGAATCTAAGATTAGGATTTGATATAACGATACGTCCGTTCTTATCCTCACGAGCTCCAACTTTGTCAAGGTACGATTCAACAAGTAATCGCTCAGTTACGTCATCAATATCATCCCGCTTATTAAGTACTCGGTCAATGTCGGTATCAAGCCTATCTGCGAAACGCTCTGCCTCGTAAAATGCCTGGCCCTGACGAACACCCTCATTGAATGTTTGCTGACCGTATTGGCGGCGATCATTCGAGAGTTGTTCTACATCAAACTCTGTACTCTGGTCATACTGAATTGGGTTGTATTGATTATCGTTTGAAAAGAGCTGTTTTCCAAATTGAGCATCTTGCTCAGATTGGTTTCGAAGACGGTCTGCCATCTTATCAGCATAGCGTTGTTGACGACGTTCACTTCTGCTCAGCTGAGTTTCCCCCTGCTGTTCCACGTTCTGGTCGTTTGATTGCTCTTCTTGCTGACTACCGGCCTGGTCTTCACCAGCAGCATCCAGTTGTTGATTGTCTGTAGTCTGCTGGTCTGTATCGGTGACCTGTTCTTCCGATTGACTGCCATCTAGTGGTAGTGGTGTGTTTTGGTCTGACATTTTTTTCTTTCTAGCCCACGTTCTCCTTGATGTGCGCTCATCTTGGATAGCTCGGGCGACGCTTATAGTTTTAGTTAATCATCTTTAGGCGCATTAGTCAATTTCTTCCACCTTGGGGTACCATCAGGGTTGGTGCCTACTAATATATGGTGGACAGAAGGGGCGTAGGCTCCATGAACCACGTTGCCCTCGGAGCACTCTATGAATGGTCCTTTTTGTACCCATCGATGGTTGTGCTCTCCGGCCCAATGTCGAAGTTCATCTAGGTCCTTCTCCGTACCATGCTCATCACGTGAAGGTGGCGTGGCACCTGTACGATGATAAAAGTTATATTTGCTATTGTCTTGCTTTTTTGACATTACTCTTTGCCTGTTCTACTTCAGCTAATATCTCTTTGTAACCCTGAATCAGATTAAATGCTGTCTTCTGGGCTATTTCAAATTCAGTCCAGTTACTGGCGGTTATCTTTGAGAGGTCAAGGTTTCCTGGTAAGAACTGAGTATAGTGATCAATCTTCTGATTCACACGGTCGGTTATCATCTTCCATCCCTGCGTATTGGCAAGCTCAGCCAGCACTTGTTCATTTGTATATTCAACTTCAGCTGACTGTGGCAAGACAGTTTCACTATAATCTATTTGCTCAACCGGCAAGTTTGTCCTATTCATTACTGTGTACCTCCACTAATCTGTGCTATTAACTGTTGTGCCTGTGCACGTAGGTCAGGATCTTGAATATCGAAGCTGTTTATATCTGGCATCTGAGACATCACTGCTGGCTGTTGCATAGCTTGTTGTTCCTGGGGCACTTCCTCCACTGGTGCTTCCTGCTGTTCGGGCTGCATTTGTTGGGCTTGTTCCGGTGGGAATAGCTCTGCCATATCAACGTCAATGCCCTTATACTGGATGTACTTGCGTACCAATGGCTGGAGGTTTGGAGGTTGCTGGCCGGTCTCGGTAAATACATTGGTATACTTACTCAAAGTATCAAGCATCTCAAGCACACCAGCTGCTTTCTCGGACTCGTCGGCTTTCTTGGTCGATCCAAAATCGATTTCAAATTTATAATCAATTCCTTTAAGGGATGCGGGCT